ATCCACCTGCAATACTACTGCCTTCGCCTCCAAGATTCCTGCTAGAGACACATAGTGAACATCTTGTATTGCGAATGATGAGGCGCATGAGAAACACGACTCGAAAGGAGTTGCCCGCGGGCATTCCCGACACCCTATCAGAAAACATCGCTGTCTGCGTTACGACTCGCAATCAGGAACAACACACTTCACATACCACAACGCTTGTAGAGTGGAAAGAGGCTTGTTTGCGTTATCGTTACGACATTACGCGATTTATGATTGAAGCCCTTGATATGACTCCAACGTGGCAACAAGATTTATTGCTACAGTCGATTGCTTTGGATGGCAGTAGAACAACGGTTTCGTCAGGTCATGGTACAGGCAAGAGCGCGTCAGCAGGTATCGTTGCCCTTTGGCATTTATTATTTTTTGAGGAAAGTGTGATGTTGTTTACAGCACCGTCCATCACTCAATTAAGAAACATTGTGTGGAAGGAAATTAGTAAATGCTTGGCTAGATTAAAAAATGGCTCGTTGGGTTGGCTTGCTGAGTATGTCGAGATATTTTCAGAAAAAGTCTATATCAAAGGCTATGACAAAACGTGGTACGTCATAGCTAAAACAGCATCCAAACACAACCCTACTACGATTGCAGGTCAACATGGCGATAACTATTTTTCATGGTGTGACGAGGCAAGCGGCATTGACGACAAAATCTATGATGTTGCTTTAGGGGCTTTAACACATGAGAGCAATAGATGTGTTTTAACCAGTCAGCCGACACGAAACGCAGGATTTTTTTACGAAACGCATCACCGTTTGAGTCATAGAGCAGGAGGCGTATGGACTAGCTTAGTATTCAATGGTGAGCAATCGCCTATTGTTAGTGAGAAAACCCTGCAAGAAATGCTTGAGAAGTATGGTAGTCGTGACGATGCAGGATACATGATTCGCGTCCGTGGTTTATTCCCTGATTTAAGCAACGAGTTTTTGGTGACGCGAACACAAATAGAAAATTGCTACGAGGGCGAGGCAATTAAACACGGAGAGCATGACGATTACGGTTATATTATTACGGTTGACGTGGGCGGTGGTGTAGGCCGAGACGATAGCGTTATTTGTGTGGCTAAAGTGTGGGGTTATGCGACACATGGCGAGTATGCAAGACGTGCAGAAATTGTGGATATACCACTCTGCAAAAATAAAGATACCATCCATGAGATTTTAGCGATTATTGATGAGTGTATGACTACCTATCCTAATGCCTCGTTAGTCGTGGATGATAACGGCGCAGGCTTGCTGCTGGGGCAAGAATTAAAGTCTAAAGGATTGTATTACAAGTCGGCAAAATGGGGCGGCCAGTGCTTTAGTAACGAGAACAGAAAAGATTATGCAAATAAACGCAGTCAAGCCAATGTGTGTTTAAGTCGTGCCATTGCTCAAGGTCGATTTAAGATACATACACCCAAGTTTAAGGCCAAAATAGCCGAACAAATTACGCGCATCCCCTATACTTTTGATGATAACGCCCGATTTAAGGTGTTATCGAAAGAAGAAATGCACAAAAAAGGTATTAAATCGCCTGATATATCCGATGTTTTTGCTTATTTGTTTTTGGAAGAAGTGAGCTATACCGAGGCGTTTAGCGAGGGGTATTTTGCAAGCAATAAAGCACAACAAGATAACTGGAACTTATTAGAGGCTCAAGTGCAAAGCCTTTAGCGGAAGTTGCAAAAAAAAATAGTAAAATCAGTCTTAAAATGCCCAAAATATCATGTCATTTTTGGGCGTTTCTTATGGCTATTCAATTTTATTTAACTAATGTTGGCAGAACGGCAGCACTTAATGCAACACTTGTTGGCTTAGATTTGCAAATTAAACATATTGCAGTGGGTAGCGGACAGTACAACGCAGCAACAGCAGCCCCTACTAAAACCGCTTTAACCACGGAACTAGAGCGTTATTTGGTTAATGGTGGAGAAATTGAGCCAACAACGCACACATTAAGGTTTACCGTAAACTTAAACAGTACCATCACCGCAGATATTTACGAAATAGGATTGTTTGATGAAAACAATGTGCTTTTTGCCGTGGCATCATCAACCACAACGCCATTAGTGCAGTTAATTAACGAAGTTATTACGATTATTACCTTTGGTTTTAGTTTAGATGATGTTGATAACATTACTTTGATGCTTGATGTTAATTCGCCTTTAGCCGTTACGTTAATGAATCAGCATACCGCACACGCACACCCTCACGCACAATATAAACGCATACATAATGATACCGAAATATGCAAAGTAGCGAATGGGGTTGCGCCTAAAGATGCAGTCAACAAAGAGCAGTTAGATGCGGAGGCAACAGCTAGAAGTAATGCGGATACTAATTTGCAAAACACCAAAGCCGCATTAAACGGCGACAACACACAACGCTTTAAGGTGGCTAGTGCTTTGTATAATGACGAAGCGATAACTAAATTACAGTTAGATAATGGCTTATCATCAACTTTTGGTATGTTAAATTTAGCGAACAAAGCCGATATAAACGGCAATTTAGCACAAGTTTTTAGTGTAGCAGCCGCTATATCAGACGACCATGCAGTGCGTAAAAGTCAATTAGATACAAAAGCTAATAAAAACGGAAACATAGCTGAATACTTTAATGTTGCCCCTGCAACATTAGACAGCCACGCGGTTACAAAAACGCAATTAGACTCAGCGACAAGTGGATTGTCAACTAATTTATCAGGTAAAGCCGACAAAAACGGTGATGCAAACAATGTGTTTAGTGTGGGGGCTGCTACAGGAGCTGACCACGCTGTTAGAAAAAGTCAATTAGACGAAAAAGCCGAATTAAATGGCGATAGTAACGAATACTTTAGCGTTAAAGATGGGATTGACGATGACCACGCGGTTACAGTGGCACAATTAAATGCTGTGTCAGGCGGTACTTCGAGTGATTTATCAAATAAGGCGGAGTTGGCAGGGAGTAGTACACAGCAATTTAGTGTGGCTAATGGTTCAACACAATATCATGCGGTTAATAAGGGGCAGTTGGATGCGGCTGTATCAGGGATTCCCCCTGCTGATTTAAGCAATCTCGCGCTAAAAAACGGTGATGCTAACGAAAACTTTAGTGTAAAAGATGGCACAGACCTGCATCACGCGGTGAGCAAAGGACAGTTGGATGTGGTGGCATCCGCTAATTTAACGAATATAGCTGTTATCAATTTAATATACCCTGTTGGAATTGTGGTTGATTTTAGCGTCAATACAAACCCTAATGCAATATGGATTGGCACAATATGGGAGCGTTTTGCCGAAGGGAAAACAACGGTTGGCTATTTAAGCGGCGATGCTGATTTTGGCACAATTGGGCAAACTGGCGGTGAGAAAAAACATCAATTAACTGTTGGAGAACTGCCTAGATTTAAGGTTAAGCTGCCCATTTCTGATGAAAGCAATAACCCGTCCACTTATGCAGTATATGGAGAAGCAACAGGAGAGCCAGCAGTTGCAGTTGAAGATTTTAACGATTTTTCCACATCAACACGCAGGCATTTAAGTTCTGAAACAGGTAATGATGAGCCACACAACAATTTACCGCCTTATGTTGTAACTGCCAAATGGGTGCGAACAGCATAATAAAAACTTCGGAAGTGCATTTTTAGCCCCTTTTTTTGTGTTTTAAGATTCGTTTATCGTTTCTTATAGCCAAAAAAAGGTTTTAATTATGTCACGCGAACAAACCCAAATCATTGAACAACAAAACAAAGCCGTTTACGAAGTATCCCGTTTTTTTGGTCAATCTTCTGTTGATGGCTTTGATAGTCTCAATACCGAACACGCCCCTCAAGTGTTAAAAGATATTTTTGATGCGGTTGATACTGACTTTCACAAAGATATTTTTGATTCTGTGGGTTATGGTATTGAGCAATACAAGGCCAAAAATGGCGGCGAAATGCCAAATCCAAATGTATTAACTGCTGCTTTGTATGCTGCTAAACAAGCGATTGGTGGTTACAAAGAAACTCATGTATTCGATGATATTACCAACATTGAGCATGAAACCAACGCGATTGTGCCTAGTTTAGCGGTTACAACTATTGCCGCGTTTATTTCGCAAGCTAATCCAGCCGTGGCGTATATCCCAAATATCAATGGTTCTAACTTAGTGCCAATTGTTGCAGCTCGTTATGTAGCAGACCGTACTCGTGGTGCAATGGCAGAAGGTGATTATATTGACGGTGAAAACGCATCACTACCTTATGTTGACAGTCACATGAAGTTTGCAATGGCTTTAGATACTGGTTCAACTTATGAGGTAATATCTCGTGTTGCTTATGCAAATTATGATGCTAAAACACCTGATGCAACAACCGCTTTAGCACCATTCTTGCCAAACCATGTATCTATCCGTGTAAATGGCGTAGAAGTGGCACATAGCCGCCAACGCCGCGAAGAAGACCGCAAAGGTATATTTAGTTTGTTGCCGACTGCTGGTGTGACTATTGGTGCAACAACCTATACTGTTACAGGTAGTACCGTTGATTTTGATACTCACGAAATTGTAGTGACTTTTAGTGCTGCTTTGCCTGTAGGTGTAAAAGCCTATGCTCATGTGGTATTAGATTTTGAGCGTAAAGACTCCAACAAAATTAACCGTTTGTTGCCCTTAGCTGGTTTAAGCCTCAAGCCTGAATATGGCGAATTGTTAGCTGCTCCAGTTTCGTTTGGGGTGTCGGCAAATATCAATACATTGACACAGTTGGCCAATGAATTAAACGTATCGTTGACTGCTGCTGCAATGATGGCTTTGCAATCTAAATACTATTTAGAGCAAACAATTCGTTTATTAAGCGAAGGTCGTGACCGTGCGATTGCTCAAGGCCGTGCTTATCAGTTTGATGCAAGCCGTGGTGTAACTGGTAATTTGTCTGCTGCTTACAACGAAACTAGCCAATTAGTCAAAGAAGCCTTAAAAACCATTAGCTATGCTCAATTAGTGGTTAAGCAAGCTGCTGGTGGTGCAACAGGTGCATTTGACTTGTATGTGGGTGATACGGCTGCCGTGTTTATGCGTACTTTAATGAGTGACTTTTTCAAAACAACTAACGCACCTTATGCTGGTTATGGTGAGATTGTCCGTATTGGTACATTAAACGATGGTACTAATGTTTATCATGCGCCAAATGCAAGCCGCTTATGTGCTGAGTCCGACAAAACATCTTCGATGTTGTTGGTTGGCCGTGGTAATGAAGTTGTGCGTAATCCGTTTGTTGGCCATATTGCAAGCCCAATGCAGGTACTTGAAGCCAAGCGTGACCCCTTAGAAATTAACTTAGCTGCTCACGCTCGCATTGCTGCTGACGTTAATCCGATTGGTCGTTACGCTGACCAAGTAGCCGTTATTAACATGATTAACTTACCTTCTATCGGTATTTAATCAGGTATTGAGGCGTAACAATAGCGAGTTGTTGTTACGCCTTTTTTTTGAGGTGACTTATGGCTAGTCAGGTCAAGGCTAAAAAGCCACGAAAAAAAGCAATACAGGATGATGTTGTTTTAGATTCTGTAGAAGTAGAAAATGAGATTGAAGCCAAGCAAAAGCCAAATTTTGTTTTGGTGGTAAAAAATCAATCACATCTAAGAGTTTATGAGCCTTCTACGCGAACAGTGATAGAGCCTTACGGACAAGCTACAATTTATTGCCTAAGTGAGTTGCAAAAGAACTTAGCAGTATCCAATTTTGAACAGCAAAAAAAACCATTATTAGAGGTGAATCATGCCTAGTTTTAACGGTACAAATCCAATTTTGACGATATTAGGCGACACTGCAACCGAACACGAAATCACGGTAACCAACAACACGCATTTAAGCTACAAAGAGCCATTAACAGGTTTAAATGTACCAAGTTATGACAATATTGTTATTGTGGTGACAGGTGATGTTGCTGCACAAGATGTTGTGAATAATGTTGCCCAACACAACGCCTTATCTCCGCTTAATGACGTGGTTACAGTGGTTGCTTAATCCGTATAGGTGCTAAAAAATGGCGAAGACGCTAGGCGATTGGTTTATTCAAACTTTGGCAGGTAAGCGTCCTGACCATAAGCTCAATGTTGACGGTGTTAAACAGTTAAATCCTCTTTATGAGGGTGTTGCACCGTGGGCATTGGGTTCTAATGATACTGAAAAGAATATCAGAAGACACCGCAAAGATATTTATAGCAAATGGGAACTAATGCTAAAAGACCCTACCATTAGCGAAGCTATGGGGATTCATGTTGCTGCTGCTTTAGGTGGGCATGAAGCACGTTCTGATATGGTATTTATTACTCCTAAAAACGAATTTAGAAACAAACGATATAATGATATTCAAAAGAAAATAAACATTCAAAAAAAAGCCTTAGAGCCAATTATCAACAGTAATATCATTAAAATATGCCGTGACGCGATTAGTTTTGGTGATGCTTATACGCGCATTTATGCCAAAAAGGGCGTAGGGGTATTAAACATTCTTTGTAATGAGTACACTTATCCGCCGTTAATACAAGCCTATGAACAAGCAGGGCTTACTGTTGGTTATCATGTGTTGGAACAGCGCAACTGGCAGCGTTTATTGACCGAATTAAACCGTGTGCAAATGCTAAGAATGAAAATACCACGCATGGCTCATGTACCACAAATGGATATTGTTGAGGCGGTTAATACTCAAAAGTTATTGCAATCAGATACCATTGCCGATGCACCTATTTTACCAAGTCATATTGGCGGTTCGTTTTTGTACGAAATTGAAGAGCCGTGGTGGAATATTCAGCTTGCTTTAGCAACCATGAATAGCCAGCAAATTGCTGATAGTGTCAATCAGGTGTTTTTAACCTTGAATATGCAAGGGATGCCACCAGCGCAACAAGCAGAATACCGAAAAGGCTTAGAGACTATCGTTACTAATCATACGAACCACATCAAAGAAGCCTTAAATGGCGGTGATGCTATTTGGGGTACTCAATATCATGTTTTGCCGACATGGGACGAAAAACAGATATTAAATCCTTTGGGCGATATTAAAGGACAACGCTCAAGCCCGATTAACATTGAAGTTTTCATGATTAACGTCAGACGGTTAATCGGCGGTTTAGGCTTAGATATTAGTATGGTTGGCTGGGCTGACCTATTATCAGGCGGATTAGGCAATGGCGGTTTTGTAAGTACGTCTATTCAAACAATGCGCCGTTCTATGATGATTCGCCAAGCGGCTACTGATTATCTTAATCAATTACTTAATCTTGATTGGGGTTATCGTTTTGGTGAAATGTTTGAAGAAAATCAATATCCGTGGCAAATAGAGTTTTACTCAGACCAAACAGCCGCCGCCACAGAAGCAAGTCAAAACAAACAAAACAGAATGAATACATTATCTTTAGTTGGTCAAAGTTTAGCGGCCATTAAAGAGGTTGGTTTAGATGCAAAAACAACAGCCATGTTGCTAGAAAGTGTTGGCGGTTTTGATTTTGAGCAAGCAAAAGAAATTGCTAAAAGTTTGAGTGGTGCAGGTGGTCAACCGTCAGAAGATGATACTCAGGATGACCAGCCAAACGACAGCTCAAACACGAATGATGCCGATGCAGACGAAGATTTTTAAGCGAGGCTTAATCCAATGGCAATTATAGAGCGTGATTTTGGTTTAAAATCCGATGCCCAAGGTTTTTTATTGGGCGTAAAAAAACTAGGTCAAGATGTTGCTCAAATTGACACAAATGTTGAAAGAATTTTAGATATTTTGGGCAATTACGCCCCTGTGAAAGATTTTAAACAGGCATTGCATCAATCAAAATTAACTCAAAATACGGATAAAATAGCCACCAATAGTGCCGATTTATTGCAATCGCAAAAGCAGGTTGTAACACTATTAAGCAGTCTTTCACAAGGTCAACTTGAGCAAGATGTTAGCCAACAATCACAAATTATCAGTGCAGGTCATTCGTCTAGCAATAACGCAAACGTAGATGCAAATAACACTCAATCACCACTGCCACAACAAACAGGCGAACAAAATACTGATAGCCAATCACCACAAATCATTAACAATGAGCGTGTTAATAACAGAGAAAATAATAGCGATATAGTCAGTCAAAACAATGCGCGTCAACGTGATTCAAGAGGGCGTTTTGTTGGTAGTGGCGAAGATGAGAAAAAAGGATTTTTAGGCAAAATTGTTCAGGCAATCAAAAACGGTTTTTCAAGCGACACATCCAGTATTGACCCAAGCATTGAGGCTATGCGAGAGGTAGGACAGTTATTAGAACCTGTTGGCAAAGTTGCAGAATTTACGTTACGCCCATTTGGATTTAGAAACAAAGAAAAAAATAAACCGTTAAGCCGCGAAGAAGAACGTCACAATCGCAGACAAATTAGATTGCTTGAGCGTATCGCTAGAATGGCATCAAGAGGTGGTAATGGCTCAGGTTCAGGAAGTGGTTTAGGTTCAGGAAGTGGTTTAGGTTCAGGATTAGCAGGCGGACTAGCAGGCGCATTAGTGGGAAGTTTAGGCGGTTTGCTTAAAAAAGGCAGTAAAGGCTTAGGCAAACTACTGAAATTTGGCAAAGGGATTCCGCTTATTGGTACAGCGTTATCTGCATTAACACTATCAGACTGGGATAAGCAAGACACAAAACAACGAGGAGAGTCTGTCGGTAGTATATCAGGCGGTGTCATAGGCGGTGCGCTTGGTTCTTTTTTAGGGCCAGTAGGTACGATGGCTGGAGCTGCAATAGGCTCGTGGGTAGGCTCAAAACTCGGCGGCATTGTTGCCCCCAAAATCAGCGAATGGACAGACTCTTTAATCAAAGCCGATATACCTAAACGCATTAGCAACGCATGGGATACTTTTACAGGTGGATTAAGCGATTACTTCAAAGAAAAAATAAACAACATTAAAGAAAACACCAAAGAAGTTGTTAATGATGCTAAAGATACCGTAGGCAGTGTCGGGGATTTTGCAGCCTATCAAACAGACCGACTTTTAGCTAAATTAGGCAATAAAGAAGCCATAGAACGTCTTGCCCAACGTGACCGTGGCGAAATAGGCTTTACTCCTCAGAATTACAAAGCTAAAACCACAAATAACACTAGCTTAGGGCAAGTGGCTGCTGATACAGGCGAAGCCTTAACAACGCAGCCGTTACCAAGTCAGCCAAGTGATATTGAAAAAATCATTGTTAATAACAAAGACGGCTCTAACACAGTTCAGTTGGCAGACGGCTCAATCGTTAAACGCACAGGCAACAGAAACTGGCGTAATAATAATTCGGGAAACATTGAATATGGTGAATTTGCTAAAAAACATGGTGCAATTGGCAGTGATGGTCGTTTTGCGATATTCCCAAGTTATGAAGCAGGGAGGGCAGCAAAAAGTGATTTAATTTTTAATGGTAAAAATTATAAAGACTTAGATTTAATGGGTGCAATCAGTCGTTATGCGCCGCCCACGAATAAATTTGGACAGTTTGAAAACGACACTGCTAAATATCAGCGCACCGTGTTAAGTGCTGTTGGTGGTGTAAATAAACGTATGGCTGATTATACGCCTGATGAACGTGAGCGTATTATGGACGCAATGGAAAAAATGGAGGGATACAAAAAAGGTAAAGAGCAAGTATTGCAAGCAGCGACACAACAACCAAGCCAAGCTCAAAAACCGACTATTGCTACAATTAACAAGACAAATGCACCTATTGTCAACGGACTAACAACAACACCGCTTGCAATGCTCCCAAAAGCGCAAGCTCCTGCTTTTTCGTTAATGCGCCCAACTCAACAAGTTGAGGTTAAGCCGTCAGTTATTAGCCAAACACAACATAAAATAGCCGCGCCTCAAATACCCAAGCCTGAAAGCGTAAAAGAGCCAATAGGAACACCAAGCCCAATGATGGTAAGGAATGTTGATAATGGCCAGCAAATAACACAAAACTTGTCGGATAGACATTTAGCACACTTGGTCACAGGCGGTTTAGGCATGACTGATAGGTGGATAAGATGATTAAACTTGATGCTAGAGTCAGTGCTTACAATGGGGCTGCTATTCGCGTATTGGGGTTGTGTATCCCAAGCACAGGCCAAGTGAAGCTACAAAAAATTATGCCTTTTGATAGTCAGGCGCAACAAGACGACAATACAATTATTGTCACCGATAGCCCTCAAATTGTTCAAAACTGGCAGCTTGCGTTTAATGAAAAAGCGCATTTAGATGAAGTCATTAAAACGTATTTGATGCGATACAAAAACGGCCTTATTCGCATTGAAAAAGAGCTAGAACGCTTTAATCCTCAAACGGTTATTGCCACACGCAAAATTGATAAAAACGGCGCACAACAAGAGTTGAATAGCGATAGCTTAGAGAATGGCCATGTAGCAATTTTATTAGCTGTTTGGGCAAGCGCAAAGGCGAGTATGATTAGCAATGCTATGGGCAACAATGCTAATCAATCAGATTCGCCAAGTGGCCTGATGATGCCGTTTAGCTTAAATGTTTAGCCGCTAACGCCGCTAGATACATAAATTTCAACGTCTGCACCTGCAATAACCTTGTAGCGAATGTTATCCCAACAATGTTGACGGAAAGGCTCGTTATCTGGCGTGTCAGATACAACCGTTAAAATCGGTTGCCAATGGTCGTCATTGTCAATGTCATAATCAGGTTTGTTGCTACCTGTAAACTCTACGACTGCGCCAGCACCGACTACCTGATAGTTAAAGATAGCCGATGTACACATTTCAGCAACTCCTTTGTCGCCGACTGTTAAGCCTTTTTTCTTAAAAACTAAAAAAGCCATATTAAACCTCTCTATTTTGATACTCTGTTGTAAACGGTTCGATATGCGTTAAATCGTCTCGTTTGTTAAAAATATATTTTTTGCCAAAATCAGTCATAAATGTTTGACCTGTAATATCTACTAACTCAAGCCAAAGAATTAGTTTAGGGTCAAGCAATAACGCGAATAAATCCCCTTGTTTTGGCTGCCAATCGGGTATTTGTTGTATTTGTTCTAATTCATCGTCTAAGTCAAAATCATAAGGTTCTACCTGTGCCAAAATAACCGTATCAGCACCATCAACCATTGAATAATTTTCTAAGACGTTTGCACCTGTAAATTTATCAAGCAACAAATAAGCATAGCCTTGTACGTCATAACGATACTCAGGCTCATCATTATCCGATAGTCGTACCGCATCCCATGTTAAATCGCTGGCTTCGGGGTTAGGGTCAACTATATCCGCACTTTCGACAACTTTACGCCAAACTTGACAAGGTATGCTTGCAAGGGTGGTCATTACTATTTTTCTGGCGGCCAATCTTCGGCCATTGGCAACTTGGTGTAACTCGGTGCGTAGTGCCATTATTTTAACCCTCGTTGTGCCATTATTTGTTGCATAAGTGCCATTACCTCGGTGTCGCTTAATCCGCTAATGATTTTATTGGCAGCATCAATTCTTGCTTGCGTAGATTGAGCTTGCTGCTGTTTTGATTTTCTAGCCTCTTTTTGCGCCTGTTTTTTTGCGGCCTTTTGAGCATCTTTATTTAGTTGTAGGTTTACTTCGTCCTGCGTAGGTAACTGTTGGCGTTTTTTACCAATCCGCTTGTTTTGCTCGTCTATTTGGCGTTGTATTTCGGCTTTAGAAACTGGCTCAACTTTTATACGCTCATCAGTGTTAAGTTTGGCTTTGTCTTTTTTCAAATACATTAAAATTTGTTGTATGCCACTGGCTGACGTAATGTGTTGCATCACTCTTAAAACGTGCTTGCAAGCAATGCCTGTTAAATACTCATTTCTGATATACGGATAACGTATCTCTTTTTGGCCAAGATGATAATTGCCTAAGCCTGCAATGTAGTTGTAAAAATAACGATGTCGCCCACAATCGCAAGTGAATCGCACCTTTTTGCCAACAATGTTTGTTTTGACTTGATAAGCGTTGGCCTCTTTTGTGCCTGTTAAACTTCTTTCGTAACTTAAAAACTGTACGGTCACATAATGTTGGTTATCTTTACTTTCAATCCATGCGTTGGTCACATACCTAAACGTATCATTTTTTCGACTAAACAAACTGGCAAAAAATATCTGTTCGTTGGCGCGTTGACGGTCTATATCATTTGACCACTTAATAATTTCGCTAGGTGTTATGCCACCCTTAAACTTATCTTGTGCAGTTAATACATTATTGGCATATTGTTTTAGGTTTCTATCATCAACCAATATCATGCCATTGTTAAAAGTAAGCTCTAATAAATCATTAGCACTTGCCCCCTCTTTAATATCGCTTAGTTTAATGGCTCTAGCGGTTGTGTTTTGAGGGTCAGTAATCGCTTTATCACGCTGACTATTACGTTTATTTTGGGTGCTTGCGTGATTGGTTGATTGCTCTAGTAATTGCTTCACCTTGGCAATTTGTTGTTGTTTGTCAGGCGTAAAGTTAGCCATTAGTAACTCCGTAACGCTTGCGAAGCTCTAATACTAAACGCGCTTGTGGTAGTAAAATTTTGGTTAATGGTAATTGCTCCCAAATACCATTAACCCCACACGCAACCATCACCACGTCAACAAAATCACGACTACTATAAGCACGTTGGCTTAATAGCGTTGCATCAAGTGACTCATCAAGCAGCACTTGCCAAACAATGACCTGATTAGCTTGGCCTTTGTTGTTTAGGCGTTGAATTAAATCACGCAAAGCGTTGCGATATTCGTTAATCATAATCATTTAAGGTATTGGTGGGGTTATATGTGTTTAGTTTAATGGTTTTTTAGTATTGTTTTTTTTGATATTCCAAGCGCACGGAAGCCATTAAAAAAATGCCTGTTTTTAAGATTAAACTAAGCAAAACACATAGGGCTTAATGATGGATTTTTACATTGATATATTTTTGAGTTTTTTGTTTGTTGGTCATTTAGCATGGTACGGCTATGACATTAAACAAAATCAAATAATCGCTAAACGCTTTTTGTATTCGAGCGCGGCAAAGCAAGTCCTAAAAATGGCCATGCCAAGCATTTTGACAAGTGTTTTGTTTGCATTATTGATTGATATTGCCTTGCTGTGGCGTTTGTTTGCTGTTTTGGGTAATAACTGGACAAGTAGCACCACTGTTTTAATGTATATTTTATTTTTGTCCTGTTTTTTGTTATGCCTAAAATCTAATGTTTATGACAAAGTGGTTATTGCAGCACAAGATATGGGGGCTAATGAAACATGATAAATGCCTCCCATGTGGTTGATATGCTTAATCATTGGCTACAAACGCCTTCTAATGGCTATTTTGGTTCTAGTTATGGTTGTGACCTTAATAGCCTATTATTAAATCCATTAAGCACCCCTGTAGCAGATAGTTTTGTGGCAAAGCTAAAGCAAGATATACCGCTTTTTGCGGAATTGGATATATCTGTTTTGAGTGAGGATATTGGCTTTGAGCGTAAAAATATCTTTTTGTCGATTGGTACAGATTATTTAATCAATTTAAACAGCATTGAGCAGCGACCACTAGCCAATGGCGAGGAAACACAAGATGCTAACTCAGCGTGATTTTGAACAAAAACTTTTGGCAGAAATAAACGATGCTGAAATAGTAGCACGTTATGAAGTTGGCGACCCTTTAGTGGTGCGGCAAATTAGAGCTAATGCCGCTTATTTGGCGTTATTAGCACGAGAGATTGATGTTGCCAGTCTTGAGCCATTTGTTAAGACACGCGAGCGTTCAATTGTTGCTGATGCCACAAACAAGGGTATTTTGCCAATTGCTACGCCATGCCAATACACGTTAGAAATTAAAAACAATGGCGCAAGCACCGTTAGCCTTAGTGCAGGTCGAATCATTGAGGATAACGCAGGCGGAAGACCGTGGCGATTGTTGGCCAGTGCTACAGTAAACGCAGGTCAAACAGTCGAAGTCATTGCAGAACAAAGCGAAACAAGAGTTGTTGAATATACTGTGCCTATCCCTACCGAGTCTTTTCATAAAGCAGAAATCACTTTGTCGCCCGATATGTTTTTGGCAGGGATTACGGTTAAAGATGACTTGGATAATGTTTATACACGTTATCCACGGTGGATGAATGTTGCTAAAGAAGATTACGCCATAAATCTAACAACCGATAGTTTTAGACGGTTATTTGTTGAGTTTGGCGATAGTGACAGGGCAGGGCGTACCGCGATTGCTGGTGAGACTTACACATTTACACTCATAGAGTGCTATGGTGCGATTGATATATCACGCTTAAAAGATGCGTCATTAGTTGATATTTTTAATATCAATGAGCAAAAAATCAGTGTGCGATTCAAAACAGGCGGCTTAGTACGGTTGGGGACAAATCCATTAAGTACCGCGCAGCTTAGAGCTTTAGCCACTTATCCCTCTTTGTATGATGAAAATGCCGTCTTTTTGGGGAATTTTGATTATTTAGCTCGTAAAAAATTTATGAGTCGGTGTGATTATTTGGCGGTATGGAATGAGACCGTGCAGGAACGCGCCTATTTGTCGCCAAGCATTGATAACATTAACCACTTGTTTTGTTGTGTTGCGCCTAAAACTGGTGAGAATTTAGTTAATTTACAGGCAGATATTGGCCTTGCTATTGGTATTGCAGATAATTTGTATCAAGACCGTGTTGTATTTAGTGTGGTTGATGAAAAACCATATCCTATCACGATAAAAGGCCGTTTAGCTGCATCTCACAACCGATTAGAAGTTGAGGCTCAATTAAAAACGCTACTGGTTGAAAAGTACGGCAAAGGTACATTGGCAGCAAGTCGTTGGCTTGAATATGGCTTTAATCGTCAAGAGATTATTAACCTGATTAAAAAGAACATAACCGCTTTTCAGGATAACATTAGCGACTTTACAGTGATATTGCCCTTAGATGAATCATTGCCTATTAAAAACAAGCCCCATGAGTGGGTATTTATGGATGAGACAAATATCACGCTTGAATTTGCCTTAATTGCAGATACTACGGGGGCAACATGGACGATAATGTAGATTTACTTTTACCAATTAACAGTCAAGTCAAAATCGGTGCGCTTGAGACAGCCGTAGCAATGGCTGTCAATCAGGTTTTTATTGATGAGTTAAAAGAATCTATCACTGATTTAATTGATTACGGCACACCCCATATTGGCAACAGGCGTGTGTATGAGCGTTTTATTAAACAAGATGGTTTGGTGGTGCTTTATCGTCAGCAACCAACCACGGATAGCCTAATGCGTGTTATTTACGCGACTTGGTTAAGTTTGGGTAGTGAGCGAGGCTTGTCATTTTTAGAGTTTGTGTTGCGCTTGCTATGGGGCGAAAGTTGGTCATTAACAAGGTTGTGGCATAGTAAAACAGCTACGGCAAGTTATCCGACTTTTTGCGAAGAATCGGAGCAGCCAAACACCTTTTTGACAAGCAGAGTCAGGGTAAAATTAGAGCCTGATATTGTGTATGATGAAATTGCCGCACTTGCACCAGTATTGAAAAAAATAGTACCAGCTAATGTGACGTTAGAAATTAGGGCAGAGGCTTTGTTAGATACTGATGCAGGTACAACTGTTTTTAATCATGCTTGTGGCGCAAAGGGCGTTGTGGTGTGGGATTTAAGTTAATTGGGTGCAACTATGAAAACCGAAATTTTAAAATATAATTTGTATGACAGAGGCAGAAAGCATACAGGGCAAGACCGTTCAGACGTTGATGTTGAAAAAATGATTGACCGTATTAACGCGCCAGATACGCAAGAATTAGTTAAAACAGGCGGCTTGTTTGGCTATTATGGACACCAAATACGTCAGCGTTTTGGTATGAATCCGCCCGAAACAGCGATGATTAACGGCAAAAAAATTCATTTAGAGCCAGCCTTTAGAACTATTTATTTAAAAGCTCACAAAGACGGCACAGTAGAACATCAAGCCGAGTTTTTAGACAACGAAGCAGGGCAGTATGCTAAAAACCAATACAAAGCTAAGGCAGGTGGATTTAGTACGGCTGTTAGTTATATTAAAAACGGCCTTAAATTGATACCTAAACTGTTTGCAGGGTTTGACTATGTTTTTCAGCCAAATTACGCAACAAATATCGGCAACGGCGTTTTGTTAGATGGTTTGTATTGTAGTGATGAGTTGAATTTGTTTGATGATATTAACGAGCCACAACAAGCGCAAATTGCCCAAGTTTTAGAGCAAGCTATTATTCAAAATTATGACCATATTCACCAAAGTTTACAGCTTATACATGAAGTAGAACGAGCCTATGATTCATTGGCTCAAGAAATGGATAAACAAGTGCGATATGCTCAAGCAAAAGCCAAGCATAATCAGCAAAACGAAGAAATTAAACTAAGTACGATTAGTTTTGATAGTGCCGTGGCACAAGCCAATGCTTTTTTTGATGAAAAAATCAAAGTGGCAGCAGAAAAAGGCAAGATATTAAACGCTAAAAAACCGTTTAGATTTTAATAAGGTGTGACTCATGGCCGATTACCCAAAGACCAAACTAAAAGAAGTGCAAGACGCTTGGATTAAAGTGCTTGCTGATTTTCGAGCATGGTTTAAGCCCGAAACAGAGCATAGTTACGCTTGGAAGATGCGGCCATTTAGTCAGGCAATCGCAGGGGCAAAAGGTAGCTTGGTTGATGATGCTGAGTCGCTATTAGCAGAATGGCGAAAAAATACTAATGCCGATGTAGAAACAGGTAAAACGGCTTTTGTACCTGTGATGCTAACAGCTATTGCCCCTATTCAAGCACCGCCTGATGTATCGCAAATCGTTGGTATTCCTTACTGGATTGAGGCGGCAGTAGGGGACACCAAAATACAATTAAGAACCATTAAAACAGCTATTCGCGCACAAGTAGTCTATTTTTCAACTAATCCGCACGATGCCAAAAGCGTGTCAGACCAATTTTGTGCGTATTTTGATGATGATTTTAAGCGGCGTTTTGAAGTCGATTATTTAATTGGCGATACAGAAAAAGTTAAATTTAAAATGACCGTGCAAGACAACTCATTATTCCCCGATAACATTCAATCCGAAGCTAAAAACCTGTCAATTATCAGTGTTGATGTAACAATGGTGGGTGTAATGCCTCATGTGTTAGGGCTTGGCGGACAATGGGATAATGTGACCGATAACGGATTTAATCCTAAAACTGGTGCAATGGGCGGAACAAACGGTGGTCAAAATACGCATATTAACGATGTGGTTGAGCAAGTAGATACTTACTCAAACACACCGCAACATTGGCGTATTAAGGGTGATTGGGATACTGAGCAAAGCAGTGTTGATAAGATAGATTAAACTGTTAAAACTGTTGGGGGTGTGAACAGGGCTGTGCATAACAAAAACGCCTATTTCAATAAAGGAATAGACGTAGCATAATCATACTCATGTTGTATAAAACTTGAAGTTTTTAATTTTAAATCCAGTGCCGTTAGAACCAGTACCAAATACAAAACCTGCCTGATAAGTGCTGTTACCAAATAGATCACCGCCCAACAAGCTTGTAGCAATCAAATTGTTGTTAATGTAAAGCTTTGGATAATCTGCAGTTGTTGTTTGTACGATTTTTACATTAAAGAATGCTGCTGACATATCAAGACCAACATTAACTGTAAACACATCTACGTTTCCGGTCCCGCGAAATCTTAGAATACCTGTCGATTGCTCAAGCTGAATATTAGGCACAGCATCAGATGTATAAATAGACTTGCATAGAATGCGTCTATTTGCTGTTGCAATCATTTGTACATCAAATTCAATCTGCCAGCCTTTGCCAACAGTATTAAGTAGCGACTGTACTTGACCGTCTGTTGTCCCTGTTGCGATTACATCGGTATTATCAAGCAGCAAAGAACCACTTGAATAAGTTGGTGTACCTTGCGCCGTATATGTTGGTATAGCATTGCCGCTTGTATCAGTAGCGTTAGTAGCAAACGGTAATGACAACCTAAGAACACCGACATTACCGCCACCGCCGCCACCGCCGCCACCGCCGCCACTAGAGCCAAATAAAAACGCATCATGCCTAAACATTTTTAAACTCTCACAGTTATAAATGCAACATCTAATCCTTTAGCACCTGTCCCTACTGCATCAAAGTCTATACTTACTTTTGCGTCATCATCAATTTGATAGTTTGGACTACCTGACCAACCACTGTGACTTGATGTTTTAAAAACAAATGGTGTTTGTGCTGTAACACTGGTTTCTTCTGTAGCATCAATAGATAACACAGTAGAGAAGATGCTTGTACCATTCACATTAATATCTATTGCTGTGGCCGTGCCTGTTCCTGCGGTATCAAGACTTGCTCTAACAGATGTTAGTTTTCTAGCACCAACATTACGGAAAGACATTTTATTAGTGCCAGTAGTAATTGCCGTTGCTCTATCGCTACAAGCTATTACAAAGTTTTCTGTTTTTGAAACAGGTATTAAGTCACTAATCTGCTTTTGTAGTTTGCCAAGTGCGCCTAATACGCTATCCGATGCACTAATAGCCGCATTTGTCGCAAGGCTAATACCAGTTAAATCAGTATTTCGTACACGCTCATCCGTAAAATATAAATTGGTAGAGCCTTCGGTAACGGTATCTGTGGTGCTTGCCGTGGTTGTACCACCACTTACCCAACCATCTTGAGCATCCCAAATATAAAAAATAGCATCATTACCGCCGCCTGTATCTACAATCGCATAATCACCGTCTTCGCCTGTAGCTATTGCTGTTTCTAATGCGACTAACGATGCGTATTTGCCGCGATAATGTTGCACATAAGCCGAGGCATCTAGTTTGTTTGCTAAAGCACTATTTAAATAAGCAGTTCTATTAAGTAATGCTTGGGCTTGGGCGTTCATAATGCCACCTGCACCGCCAATTGCTATGTCGGTTGTTTCTAGTTGAATAACATTATCAAAACTATTTACTGGCGTTAAGTTAGCCATTTTTACACCTCACCATCTAAAATATGTGAACCATCAAGCAGCCAACTACCATCAAGCAATAAAGGGATAGGCGGATTTTCGACACGCATCACCCACACAAAACTAAAATTATCTAACGCATTTTGTACAGCTTGGTAATAACGATTATTAGGCTCATAGCCTAGTTCGCTTCTAATGTTGCTATTAGTGATATATATTGGCTTATCTATGCGTCCGCGTCTGAAAGAGCCAACAATCAACCCTATACTATTCCCAACAATAGGCGTTACCTCACTACGGTCTTCTACGCCACTAAATTGCACTGCAACTGATTGGCCTAGTACGTTTACTGTTTGAGTCATTACTAACCCCTAAAATTACGCCTAGTTTAGCCTTTGAAAGCGTTAAGTATTTGAGAGCTTCCGATGCTCAATACCGTTGGCCGTCCATTCTGTTTTATCAATAGAGGTGTAGCTGATTAAAGATAAGGTAATGCTTGCAGATAGCCTATTGCCATTAGCGTCTGTTGCGCCATTGATAGGTACTGATACGTTTTCAATAGCCATTGGCTTATAAGTTTTGCCTGAGTAAGTCACTGTGACAAAATTAGGTATTTCTGAGGGGAATAATTTGCCTTCACTGGTCAATGAATCGGCTAATTTTTTCATCATGGCCATTTTTTGTAATTCTAATAGCGGTTCTTCGACTTCTTTTAATGCGTCTTTGTAGGCTAATAAAGACAACGTAAGATTAAGCCTGATAGGGGAGGCAGATAGAAAAACTTGGGTGCTATTTACTTTGGTAAAATTAGATTTACCTTTTAAGCCTGTTAAGCCCGATACAAAAGCTAATTTTTTGACAGTATCACCAGCTCCCAAAGGTTCTGCAAGGTTTACAGCCGTATCAACCAATGTCCCAGCTTGCAATCCTGCCGTTAAGCTAGGCATTTTATTGTCAACATTTATGCTTTCAAAAGGGCTTTGCCATTGACTTTCAATAGATATATCACCGTCAACAAACATAAAGTGTAATAGCTTTCCGTCAGCTACCCCCTCATCGTTGCAAGCCTGTATTGTGACTATTTTGTGCTTGTTTAATTTAAGCATATAGGCACTAGGCATTTGTTGTGATGGGGGGGTGTTGCTTTGTTGATTTTTTGGCGTTGCAGAAAGTAAGTCATTCATGGCCGTATCTTTGGTTAGGTTTTATGTATTTTAACAAAGCATAGGTGTTTAATTTTTTGGTATTCCTAAACGTGGAAGCACTAAAAAACACGTCTTTTAATCATTGCATAATAACCACAATAACAAATTCCTTATTTTGAGAGACTGCTATGCAAGGCATTTCTATTTTTCAGCAAATTTACGCCCCTCGTGTTGCTCATGTTGTTACAGGTTTTGATGGTGTTAGCCACAATACACATAGTCCGTATGCGATTGGTGGGGTAGTTGGCAGCACTGGTAAAATGACCGCGATTGTTGCCAATGACCAAGCCGATACTTGGCATATTGTTAATTTAAAGTGTGGCAAGATTTTTGATGCCGTGGCGGTATTGGGTGCTTTTGATGAATCAGAAGCCGCTAATATGGCTATGCGTTATCACGGTCAGTATTTTGATGCGGTTTGTGGTGATGTTTGCGAAAGTAATACTGGCGGTTTACAGCGTTTTTTAAGTCATCCAGTGTATATGCGTACCAATCGCCCTGTTTATGCTGAGGAGTTGGCTAAATTACAGGATATACCAAGTACACAGGCGATTTTATGGGATGGTGTGCAATTAAAATCTCATAATGGCAGTAGCAAGCATTTACTGTTAGATATGATGCGTTGTGATGATGATAAAGCCTTGTTAGAAAAGATGGATTTTGTAGAAGAAGAAAGCCAATTAGACGGTGAGATTGCCGAATATGACGCTTTAGTGGTTGAGGCTTACAAACTAGAAAGCACTGTCAGTAAATTAGCTTTAGCAATGGATAAAGCAACATCTATTAGCACCTTAAAAGTCGCTAAACAAACCTTGTCTAAACCTAAAACAATGCGCGGTTTTGGTGTTATTCAACAGTTGGTTTCGTTTGAGTTAAGCGATGGTCAAGCCGTATCAATTATTTTTAATGTGTCAGATAGTGAAGCAAACGCATCTGCTAAAATGACTAAAGATGATTTATTAGTGGCTTGGAAGTACAAGCTAAATAGTCGTGATATTACGGCGGCAGTACAACCTAATGCCACTCAAAATGTCAGCTTAAATATGATTGCAAGCCGAATCATGGGATTAGCCGATGCTAACAGCGAAAAGTTTGTTGCAGCACAGAAAAAGAAAGATGCTATGCAAACAGAGCTTGCAGATACCAATCAACAGGTAAAAGATTTGCAGGGGCAAGAGCAAGCACTTTTGCAAGAAATTGCTGATTTGCAAAAGCAGTTGGATGAAAAGGCGAAGAATCAGACTGTACAATCCGCACCACAAGAACGGCCAGCAGATTATCGTACTAATTTAGCGAATGCGCGTGCTGTTGCCAAGTCTTTAGGCATTGAAACTAAAGGTAAGAAGTTACAGACATTACTTAAAGAGATTGAAATTTTTGATAATAACGAAATGAAAAAAGAGGTGTTAGCAGAGTTTCAAGCCTTGGCTAGTCGTTTGGTGTTGCCAAAGGGTTATGTGTTTGATTTGAGCAGTGCCGAAAAATCTATTGATGATTTAAGTTATTTTGATATATCAGCATGGATTAAAAAACAAGGCAAAACCGATACAAATTCAATTCGTATTGAGTTAAGAACGATTCCCGATTCTAGTCAGGGCATTATCTTTAATAGCGTCCATATTTATACAGATGACCCAAAAACGAAAAAGGATTTTGATAAATTTAGTTATCAAAGATTTAATGATATTGGCGCAAGCAGCCCTGAAACGCCAAAAGAGATTGTTGCCAAAATGGAAGAATTTTTGACTAAATTCATATTTCCAAGAATTGAATATCTCAAGGTGACAAATGGTACAGAGTTAGACCCGTCTAAATTATCTGAGTTAGGTGTGGCTAATTTATTAACGGAAATTGACCAAAAAGATACAGTGCCTAAAGCAACTACAGTAAGCAACAAAAAATCAGTGTTTGAAGCCTTAACACAATACGGTTGGAAAGTAGATACTGTGTCAGGTGGCATTAGCAAAACATTTGCAGGATTGGCGGAGGCTGGTGCAATAAGCGATGGTTCACGCACCCTACACGCTGATTTTGATTCAAGAGAGCGTTATTTAGCTGTTACAGATAACGATGCACCAACAGGCGGTGCAGTCATTCCTGAAACAGAGATTGATTTACGCGACTATGGTTATGATGCCGAAGGTTTTGCAAAGGCCGCCAAAGCATTTAACGAAAAAGTGGAGGTTTATGTGCTTGAACGTCGTAAACTTGTGAATGAGCCTGTAGTGCAAACAGGAGCAAGATACGAAAGTCCTAAAGAGCTTTTTTTGAAAAAAGCAAATAAGGCTTATAAAGATTTAGAGGACAATGGATTAAAAGGTTTTGCAAAAAGAGCAAATGATGTAGTCCAAGATGTTGCGTCAAACATTGTCAGCCTAGAAGATGCTGAAAAACGTCTAAATGGAATTATTTATGAATCAGAAAATCCTTTGGTGTCAGGCGAGTGGAGAGACCTTGGCGACAAAAAGGTATATTTTTGGGAAGATAGGAGGTATGGGGAAATTGTTGATACTAGAAAAACCGAAGGCCGTAGTAAAAATGTATCTAATCCTTGGCGAACAGGTGATGGTAAACTTTTCGAGAGTTTACCTGTCGCAAAAAAACATGAATTAGAGGCTGTTAGTAAATATAAATTTATCAATGATGGTTATATGCAAAAAACAAAATCAAGTGAAACGCAACAACCATCCGAAGCTGAACCGACACCTACTACAAGCGAGCCTGTACAACCAGTAAGCGAGCCGCCTATGACTGATTTTGCGCTTGTTACATTTAGCTCTTGGAAGAAAGGTGGAAAACATCGTATCTACTTAAAAGTATCTGAAAATGATAACGCTTTTAATGATATGGATTATGGCGCAAATGATTTAGGCTATCTTGAAGTTGTTGGTAAGAATGGTAGCAAAAAGATAAATGACATCTCAACAGTTAGTCGTTATTCCGAATTAGAGGATAAGATTATTGGGAGTGCTTTTGTTGACGCGCTACAAGAATATTTGTCGCTAAAAGATATTGATATAGCTGAATTTAATGTGGCGACTTTAAAGGTGAAAATCAAAAGCGATGCCGATGTTTTAGCAGCGAAACAAGCAGAATGGGAGGAGAAAGCTAATGCAGAGGCTCAGGCAAAACAGGCCAAGCAAGATAAAACCGACTTGCAACAGGCGATAATCAAAGAAAATATTGATAAGTTTGGCCGAGATGTTGTTGTGAATGACTTGTCTGATGCTGTATTAGGAAACAAAGCTAAGGTTGAAGCTATTTTAGCTGGTGCTTTGATGAAAGATGAAGACTTTGATTCGTTTTTATCGTACCAAGCGAGTGCCAAACGAGTAACATCACCAAACCCCGACCGTGACTATTTGCAGTCTATTATTGATGGTGATGTTGACCCTTTAACAGTTGATATGGATGCCGTCATTGCTTTAGCTGAAAAATACGATGGTGACGCAGAAATAACACCTTTGCTTGACCAAGCATTAGAAGTTATTAACCAAGCCGAACAAGAAGCATCTAAGGGGATTTAATCATGTTGACTACATTAGAAAAAGCCAAAACCTTAAAAGAATTTCGCGGCTTGCGTGTTTCATTAGTTGGCGGCACATTAAAAACACTTGAAAAAGCTAAAAGCCTAAAGCGTTTTCGTGAGTTGCGCCTTTTATTGGGTGGAGAAAAGCCAAAATCAATACCTAAAAATATAAAAAACGCGGCTTTAATCATCCAGGCAAGCATCAATGGGTTAGGGGCGCGTTCAATTCATAAATTAGCAGGCGACAAAAAAACCGATATTAGACGCTCTATTTTAGAAATAATAACAGGAGAAAATCCACCGAAATCAAAAGCGGGTGTTAGTGTCATTGCAAGTGAACTTAACAAGATTGCAGGAGCTGATATAACGGGCGATATTTTTGGTGATTGGATTGATAGCGCGGCTAAAGGCGTATATCTTGATGTCGCTGCATATTACAAACAAAAACGTGAGAAAGAAAACGCTCTTGAACAATTACAAAAACAAGCGGACGATTTTGGAAAAAAATATGACTTTTATTCAGATGACGATTACTTTCCCTATACGACAAAGGGTGCTAAAAAAGGTGAATGGCGATTTATTGTTTTAGAAGACGGTAAAATCAATGTCCGTTATTTTGATGGCGATAATGTAAAAGGCTTATATGGTTTTGATACATTGCAGTCAGCTTATGATGCACTAAAAGGCGATGAAGACTATCAACAATTGATGACAGCCAAAGAAGATAAAAACATCTTTTTACGTCAAATTGCTAATGACGAAATCAATGTTTTTGTTGACCAATCCAAACTATCTGAACTTGAATCTATTGATGAAAATAGTGTTGATATGGAAGTATATAGTCAAGCTGCTGTAAATGCGGCCAAACAGTGGCTTACGGGACTTGGTTATCAAGTTGTAGTCTAAAAGCTAAAACAAAATAAAAGCCCTCTTGTGAGGGCTTTTTTCATAAGCTAAGAATTACAAACCTAAAGCGGTTCGTTTGTTCATTGAGCGTTTACGTTTCATTTGTGCATTGCCAGTATTTGCTTTAAGACGAGCTTTACGCAAACCTGCTTTTTGAGCCGCACTTAAACGCACATGACCTGTACCTTGACGCTCATTGACGATAGCAACTTTACCGTTGCGAATCTTTTTAACGCCTTTGTACTTAAAGTTGCGACCACCCATAGATTTAGTGCTGGTATGACCCACAGTTGCCATATCAAACTCATAAATATAACCATCTTCGGAGTCGTCAGCATCGTTGTCCATGCCGTCATACAAGCCTTTTTGTTTGCCTATAGCAATAGACTTAGCGCGTTCATATTCTGCTTCGGAAGTGTGTGCTTTTAGACCTGCCTTTTTGACAGACGCTTTTTGTGCGGCTGATTGCTTGGTTTTTTTAGGCTTAATACGAACCTTAACCGCGACAACCTGCCCATCGCGCACAGCAAATTTCCTTCTATATTGATAACCCTTTTTAACGGCATCATACTCATCTTTTAAAGCATCCGCGCCAACTTCAAAACCATAAACAAATTCATTGTAAAACTCGTCTAAAGGTTCGCCAGCGTCAGGCAAATTAGCCGTTGCGGTTTCAATCGCCGCCTCAATCGCAGCATCCGCAAGTTCAGAATCATCCGACATAATATCGTTAATGGTTTCATCATCAACACCAAGTTCGCTAAATGCCTCGGCTAAATTCGCAGCAAAAAGGCTTTCTAACAAGTCTTGACCTTCGTTATCATCTTCACCAAGTACATCATCAATAAGTTCATACATGATGCTAGAAGGTGTCTCGTCTTCTTCTAAACCGTCAGACAAGGCATCAATCAAGTTTAAAACAACCTGTAATGCCCAACCTCGCATATTGGCAATATCCGCAACTAAGGCGTTATGTTCAATATCCGTTAATTTTTCTTCGATTTGTTCGCTTTGTGCGGAATCAAAACCGCTAACAATTTGCGCTTTTTGACCAAATAAATTCATGGTTCTATCCTCTTAAATTATTTTACAACAACACTGCTAAACGATACCGCACGGGTTAAACCTTCGGGACGGCGGCTAAAATCAATACGCACTCTTTCAAAGGGGTAGTTTTCATCGGGAGTGAGTTTGAAGGTGTAAGGTTGACCGCCTAAGTCTTGCGCTGGCTTTAACAAACCTGCACCAACACACGCATCTAAAAAGCGTTTAATGTCACGACCTGCTTGCTCAAGATACATACTGGTTGGCTTGAGTAAATGGCGGTGTGCAATGTTAATAATTTGATTTTCGGTATAACAAATAATATCGGCAGCATTGAATAATCGCAGTGCGCTACTAGCGTGTTGATAGCTAGTTAATGCGTCTGACATGGTGAAAAACGTACCAATGTTATAGCGTTGACGGCGTACTACGTTAATTTTTGCCACGGCCAAACGCTCTAAAGCATCTTCATCTAAGGTGATACTTGGGTTTTGTTCCATGCCACGGAAATTAAACGGATAATCAGCACCAGCAATGGCAATATGTAACGGTGGTACGCCTTGGGCATCTAAACGAGAGTTACGCTCTAATAGTTTGCCTAAATATGTGCCAATGATACCAAAAGACTTTTTACGACCACGCAAGCCAACAGCATCACGAGGACGAGCCACATTAGGATTCCAAATTAACTGTACTCTGTGTTCATCGGCAGCAATACCCAAACTTGCAGCATTGGTAATGACACCATTTACGGTGCCTGCTGAATTCATTTCAGCAATCAATGGGATATTGAGCTTATCCATTGCTCTTAACATCACGGTATTGATTTGAGTACCTGTGACATCAGGCAAAGCCAAGTAAGAAGGTGGATTTTCGGCGTTAATAATAGCCTGAAAATAGGTTTCTTCATTGAAGGCAGGCAATGCAAAGGCAGGCAATGTTAAGTTTTTAACAAGATTGCCTAATGATGCGTAGTTGTTAAAACTATCTGTTGCAGCAATAGCCGTGGCAAAAGCTGTAGCATCAGTTGTAATTGCAGCATTGGCAACTAAGCCAGCACCAAACAAACGAGAAATCAAGCTAGACGTATCGTCTTCATCATCGCTCAATGTGCCTTCTACTTGATAAACCAAGTCACCTGTTAAATCATCTTTAAAGGTTAGTTTGCAAGTAATGTTTGACGGAGTGATTGCACTATTGTTTGTTTTGCGAAAAGAAACATCTAAACTGACTTCACTATCCAAAACATTATACATTTCAGCCATAATCGCCAGTTCAGCGTTGGCGTTAATTGTTGCATCGGCTGACAATGTACCATTAGCCAATAAATTGATAAAAAATTTAGCGGTCATGTTAATCTTCTCCAGCATCGATAGCGATAGCGATACGTTGTACCCACACAAAATCAAAAGTATCTAAGGCGTTTTGTACGGCCTGATAGAATGGGCTGTCTTTGTCATAGCCTAGTTCGGCGCGGATATTGGCATTAGTGATACGCATAGGTTTGTCTAAGCGTCCACGGCGAAAAGTTCCGCTAATTAAGCCATTAGTGACTCCTAAAATTGGATTAGTGCCGCTTTTGTCTTCAACACCGCTAAATTGGATGTTTGGGGCTTCACCCAGCACTTTAACTGTTTGCACCATAGTGATTTACTCAAGTTTTTTGCAATAAAGTTATTTTGACTTGTTTTTTTAGGTTGATTTTGACCACTTCCGAAGTTCGGAAGTCTTTAATAAGTCAATATAAAAATCATTCACAATAACTAAAACAGATACACCTTGAGGATATTTTGATGATTAGTAATAAGCCTGTGTTACTTGAGCAATTACGCTCAGATTTTGAAGTAGCCAAAAGTTTAGGTTCGCCACTTTTACAATGTAGTGGCATGATTGTGATTGACAAAATTAGCGGTGCAAATGGCGAAGATATGAGCCAGTTTTTAGGTAGTCGCTTGTTGATTCAATCAGCACCACGGCCAATGGTATCAAGTCTTGATCCTGTCGAAGTGCATTATGCTGGCGGCTTTATTGGTAATCGTCCGTCTATTCCGAATACTCGTTATACTGGCTCAATTACCATGATTGAAACAGAAGATGGTTCGGTGCAAGCCTTAGCCGAGTTTATTACTAATAACGGCGGCGCAGTTGATTACACCTATTATGATGGTCGTTTAGGATATTTTCATCGAGCCTATCAGGTGCTAAACGCAGCGATTCGTTTTGAAAGTGCCGAGTTTAACGCCGATAGTAAGTCCGCCATTATGACGGTGACTTGCCCTGTAGATTACAACTATTTTGGCTTGTATGCGGATATTGGCGAAAATGGTACTGTTTTACAGGGTGGTCGTAGTTCTGCCAATGATTCCAACTGGCATAAAGCTGTCAAAAAAGCCGTTAGTGATACTAAAACGGCTTTAAATGCGATTAGCGGTATTGCTGGCGGTGTCGCTGCTTTAGGCGGTCTTTTTGGCTAAGGGGTAAGTCATGGCAAGCCTTGAACCACAAACCACAATAGACTATCCACGGTTAGCACTTGGCACAGTAGAGTCATTGGCTCAAACACTGCACCAAGAGCTATACGGCGGTGGTTATTCGCTACTTGAAAGTGATGTTTTGTCGGCTTTTTTGTGCGAAGTGCAATTTTACAGTGCTTGGGCTGCTTTTGCTGTTCAAAAGGCGGAGGCTGCCACAGTCACGCTACTAAACAAAGATTTAGTTTTAGATAGCTATGAGTGGGCGATTATTGAGCCTGTTGTCAGAGCGCATTGTGATTTATTGCAAGCGCGACTGGTTGAGGGTTCGCGTTCATTAGGTGGTGATGGTTTTGGCTTGCAGGTATCAGAGGCGCAGCAAAACTATTTGCAGGCGCGTGAATTATTGCCTAAAACAGCCTTTGTTGCACAGCCATACACACTAGGCAAGCTATGATTGATATTCGTATCAATGGCGAATTGATTAGTCAGGCGCAACTGCTAAGTGCTACGTTGCGTCTTGACTTAATTCCTGTCCCAGTCACATTAGAATTTAATGTGATTCACGATGCTAACTTAGAAAAAAACTTAGCTTTAGAAAAAGTTATCACGGTTGCCAACGGCACAATTGAATTAGTTATTATTAAAGTACAACCTATCAAAACAAGTACCGTAAAAAACGGAAAACGCATTGCAGGCATTGCTTGTGTCGCTATTTTTAACGGTTTACAACGGTTAATTGAGCCAAGTTCTAAAGCGATTGTTCAACAACAAAGCAGTTTTAATGCGGCTATTCGCGCTTGTGGTGCAAAATCATCACTATCTAATGACATCCCTTTGCCTGAGTTTATTTGCTTAAAAGGGCATACCCCAACACTTCGCTTGGCAGAATATCTGCAAAAAGAGGCGTGTGTGATGCGTTTTAATGGTGGCAGCATTGAATGTGTCAAAATTGATACCTTGTTTAAACAAGAGCCGATTGCAAAATATGACCCTACAGGCATTGCATGGGTTGACAATCCAAGCATTAAAAATAACTTAATCAGTTCGTTTATTTCGGTAGATTTTGATGGTTCAAACATTGTTGGTGAAGACACTAAGGCAAGCCGACCCGTCCAACAAATTGCTTTAACGGATGCAAGACAATTAAAAAATATGTCTAAGGTCTTATTCCATGTTGGCACGATGCAAAGAGCTTTTGATGACAAATTGCTTGCAGGCTCATTAGTCACAGTGGACAACAAAAACTATGTGATTTTGACGGCAGTACACCATTTTTCGAGTGGCGCATTGGCTGGTATTCCAGTGATGGCTAGTAAGGTTTGGTTATCTGAGTTAAGCCAATAGCACCACGGAAGCTAAAAAAAACAAAAGTGCATAAAACGGTAAACTAAGCAAAACTAAATTTGCGTAGAGTATTGCCATGCCTTCGTCTCCTAACAGCATTCTTAAAGCCATTCGTCAGTTAATCAACAAAAACACCTTAGAAAATGCTAATCAACTTGCATCATTAGCAGGTTTAACATTAGAAGACCCTAATAAAAAAATAGAAGTTATTGAGCATACAACCAAAAAAGGCAAAGTTATCCGTGGTGTGGTGCGTACCGATTTAAGCTATAGCGAAGCTAAAGCCATTGATGAATTTACATTTAAAAAAGATGGCGGTTGGTTTATCCGTGACAAGTATTTAGGTTTAGAGTCACAACCTGTTGCCAGTCAACAAACACCTACGGAAACAGCGCAAAATGAGCCTGTAGCATCATTTAATCAGGATACTGTAGTCAGTGATGATGACAACAATATCGAAGCATTAAAGCGCAAATTTAAGCAAGCCTCTAAAAAATACAAACAGCCCGAAATTAAACTTGATACAAAAGAAGGGGTGAAGCTACTCAAAAAGACTTTAACTAAATTGTTTCCTGATACTAAGTTTAGCGTCACTATGGCGCGTGGCACAGCTTATGGCAGTGTAAGTGTGTCATGGGTAGATGGTGCGTCTTATGACTTGGTTGACGTGATTGCACGGCACTTTAAGGGTAGTGGCTTTGATGGCATGAGTGATTCAAGCTATAGCTTATATGCACTTAATGAGGATGGAAAAGTTATTGATTACGGTTTAGGTTACGTCAGTATTAGCCGTGGCTATAGCCGTGAATTTTTGGAAAAGCTGCAATCATCATTTTCTGATATGTTGCAGAACATGATTAAGCAAGAAGGCGTGACTATTAAGGGCGGTGATTTTGACGCTTATTTTGATGCCAAAGAGCGTTGGACACAAGATAAAATCAATGAGGCTAAAATAAGTCATAGCACAGGCAAATATAACTTTGGCAATGTGCCACAAGCTGCTAATGATGATTTTAGCCTCCAGTCTCAAACCGAAGCAGAACGATTGGCCAATGAGTTGCGTATTAAAGCAGCCGAGCAAGCTAAACAAAAGGTTGAAGAACAAGCACGATTAAAAGCACAAGCCGATAAAGAATTAAACGATTTTCGTTTAACTGGCAGTAGCGCACCTAGCGATATTGCGGCAAGTTATGGTCAAGGCGATATGTTTATACAGACTCGCGGCCAACAAAAAAAAGGTGAACCCAATGTATCAAGTACCAGCAACGCTTTGGAATCAGATATTAAGCCAACAAGCACCACTGATTCGCAACAAGGTATTAAAAACAGCAATGATGATGAATCAGGCCAATCTGGACGTATGGCTAGACCGTCAATCAACCGACCTAATGAGGGAGGAGGAAGTCAGCGAGACCGTAGCATTGGCTTATCAGAAAATGATGGTATTAGTCTCGGAATCGGAAGCGATACAAGCGTTTCTACTGGAGCAGGAGAGCGTGGAACTGGAGCAGGTGATACGACCACTGAAAGCGGCGGAAGCAACAGCACTAATGAGTCACGAACACCTATTAACAGAGAACGAGATAGCGCAATTGTACGCACTTCTACGCGAGCTGGAAGCGTAACCCAAACCGCTAAAGAGGCGGAACAGTTAAAAGCAGAGGGTACACCTACCCAATGGGGCAACGCTGCAAACATTGATAAAGCATTGCCTTACTTATTGCCCGAACAGCGCGATGATGTAGCAAAGTTAGAAAAGCGTTTAATTGAAGAAAATAAAAACGGTATGCTCTTTACCAATGGCACAGGTACAGGCAAAACATTTACAGGCTTAGGCGCGGTAAAACGCTTTGCCAATGCAGGTAAAAAGAACATTTTGATAGTATCCATGAATGACAAAATCATTCGTGAT